TTGTTCAGGGTTACAATGTTCTCTATATCACAATGGAAATGGCGGAAGAAAAAATTGCAGAACGTATTGACGCAAATCTACTTAATGTTACTTTGGACGATCTTTCAAATCTTCCAAAAGATATTTACGATAAGAAAGTTGAAAGAGTAAGAAAGACAACAACAGGTAAGCTTATCATCAAAGAATATCCAACTGCTCTAGCTTCAACAACACACTTTCGCACATTGCTAAATGAATTGCTCTTGAAAAAGAGTTTTCGTCCAGATATAATCTTTATTGATTATCTCAATATTTGTTGCTCGGCCAGAGTTAAACCTGGTTCAAATATTAATTCATATACTTACATCAAAGCCATTGCCGAAGAGATTCGTGGTCTTGCAGTTGAATTCAAGTTACCAATTGTATCAGCCACACAAACAACAAGATCTGGTTTTTCAAGCACAGACATTGAATTGACAGACACATCAGAGTCGTTTGGTCTACCTGCAACAGCAGACTTCATGGCAGCTTTGATATCTACAGAAGAATTGGAGGCATTAAATCAAATTATGATTAAGCAATTAAAGAATAGATATAATGATCCAACAAGCAACAAAAGATTTGTTTTGGGTATTGATCGTGCAAAGATGCGTCTATATGATGTAGAGCAATCAGCACAAGATGATATTCTGGATTCTGGGCAACAGAAAGGGATAGATGACAAATTTGTAGATAGAGTGGTGAAGTCTTCATTTAATCAAAATAAATTTAAAAACTCTGGATTAAAGGTGTAATATGATTGAAAATTATCACTATCATCTTGTACAGCAAGATGATGATACATTTACTTGGAATGTTGTTGAATCACAGACTGATCAAATAATTTATGAGTTTATATTTGAAGATGATGCAATTGCCATGGTTATGCATTTAATGAGTGGTGGCGGCTTTGATGGATTTACTCCAAAATTTTTTCTAAATCCGTGATATGTTCATATTCAATACTCTAATGCTTCTTCTCAATGGCATTGATATACCTCAAGGTAGAATCAAAGCTATTGACATCAAGAAAAGAGTTGCGAGTTTATTTGCCGGTTGGCGGATTACAAATGTAAAGTTCAACATTGAAAGAACGAATAGTCTGGAAAATGAAGACTATACAATAGCAGGATTCTATCTTGAGGAACTTCAAAAGATAGAAATTGTTCTAATAATACCGAAGAAAGCAAAGGGATATTTGAACATAGATAATCCCAATCTATTTCGCTTTCATTTGGCACAAACAATTCAGCACGAATTCATTCATCATCAGCAATTTATCAAGAGAGATGAATTACAAACGGATTCCTTTTCATTATGCATGAGAGGAAATAGAGAACAAAAATATCTTGGTGAAAGAGATGAGATAGATGCATATTCGTATGATATCGCGATTGAGGTAAATACACATGGGTGGGATAAATCTCAAACTTTGAATATCTATCGCAAGCAATTTGAACCAGATCATCCTGTTATGAAGAGACTTTTAAAAAAAACATATCTAAATTTAGGGGTGCTAAATGGAAGAAAATATTGAAGAATTGATGCGAGAAACGATGGTGAAAGCTGAAAAGATGGTGATGGATGCAAAAACAAGAGACGAGTTTCTTGCTGTGAATGGTTCGTTGCTGGCCGTTGCTCAAAGAATGTATGTACAATTTATGGGGAATCAAGATACGGCCAAGATGTTTTACACTATTGCAGACAAGTTAGCTACTAGCAAAGACTAAATATTGAGTGATTCAAGAGAATATAGATAACTCAATATAGAGAAGAAATATCAAGATAAGAAAAAAAATGATGCTAACAAAATTTAGAGAACATCTTCTTGAAGAAGAAATATATGAAACCACTCTTTTAATGGAAGAAACATCAGAACAGGGTGGTGCTGGTGCAGATGCAAAAGGTAAAATGCATGAATTACTTGTAGGTTATCATTTGCGTGGTAAAACACATATGGAAAAGTTTAAAGATAAAGATGGATTATCTCCTAAACGGGCACATGATACATTGAAAGCAAATATGCATCCAGATGAATACAAGAAAATCTACAATAGAGCCAAAGAGGCAGCAGATCATATTAGACATCATATAGAAACACATCATGGTCATAGTATTCAAAATGTTCATTGGACATCAAAGAATGGAAATATCAAGGAATCTACAGGAGTAGAGTCTACACAAAAGCAAGATGCTTCTGATATCATGATTCATGCTAAAGATAAAAACGGAAAAACAAAATATCATGGTGTAAGTCTAAAGGTTACAGATACCAACAAGAAACACATTCCTGTTTCAAATCCAGGAATGGCATCAATGCATAATGCTGAACATACTTTGGAAAATCATAGAAAGAATATTCTGAAAAAATTTCCTCAGATAAAAAACATGTCTATCAAGGAAAAAAAAGCATATGTAAAGGAATATCCTCATCATGTTGGGGGGACATTGAAACAAATGCATGCCAAGACACTAAACAAGATAGCAAGTGATACACATAAGCATTTGAGTTCAATGAACACAAAAGATTTGGCACATCATATCAAGACTCACATTCTACAGGCACATCCTACACCATTGCAGCAACAAGGACATTATCATATTAGACATACGACTTACAAGGGTTCTAACGGAGAAAATCACTTTCATGGTTTGAATCCACACGAACATTATGCTCCATATTTGACCGATCACAAGCAACTAAGTGTTCATAAAGGCGGCACAAGTTTGATTTTCAAACATGGTAATAAAACAATAGCAAGACAAAGAATCAAGTTTACTTCACAGAGTAATCCTTTTAGTGGAATAAAAAGTTCTGGCGATCCAAATGTATAATTATAGCATTGTTAGTGACCTTTTGATTTCATTGGGTTATGATAATATAAAGAAAATATCGTCAAATAAAATTGCCATTCTAACTGATGAAAATAGAGTAAAAGTTTTAGAAAATATTCAAAAAAACATAAGAGGTTCTAGATATGATACTAGACCTTCTAGTGATTCTTCTATTGGGCGAGTTGTAATAGGACCTATTTCAATATTAGCAAAACCTGCAAGTAAACAGGGAAAAGCTGCGGTTGGTGTTGATAATGAAGTTACGATTGTTGACATGATAAACAAATATGCTCTAAAAACAGGAATTGATGTTATTTTTAAAGCACCAAACAAATCTTTTACTATTATGAATTGCATAAAGGCAGAACGAGTTGGCGAAGATACCTCAGGAAGAAAAAAAGCTGATATTAGATTGATAGATCATAAAGGAAAAATATATCCGATTTCAATAAAAAAAGATAATGCTGAAATTTGGGAATCTGCGGATTCTTATTTTGGCGAAGAAGCTAAATTGATAATTGATGAAGCAATAAAAAATAAAAAAACACAATTGTTTAATCAAGGAAGTTATTATACTATAGAACCAAATATTGCTGTAAAAGCAACAACTGAAGAAAAACAAGATGTTGTTTTTGGTTCGGATTTGTCACCAAATGGATTTGTTGTAACAAAAACATTTAATACAAATTCTTTCAAGCTAAAAGATGATAAACTAATAATACAATGTTCAAACATTATTACTAAAATGCAAGATGTAAAAGGTGATAAAGATGTTTATTTTCTTATAAGAAATGATAAATCAAGAAAAAGTATAAAAGAATATCCAGGAATAAGAATTCTTGCGGCATATGAAAAAAGAATAAACAAAAATGTGGTTCTGGTAAATAGATAATACTAGGGGAAATAAATGTTGGACTTCAAATCATATTTGATAGAATCAGATGAATCAGGTATTGCATCCGCAAGACATCAGGAACATCCTGAAGATAATGCAATCAAGAGTCGTGCAGGATTTCAACATTCCGTTTCTGCTCTAAGAGCAGTACATAAAGCAATCAAGACAGGAAACTCTGGTGATACACATATCTCCACAAAACTTGATGGTTCACCAGCAATAGTTTATGGGCATCATCCGAAAACCGGAAAGTTTTTTGTCGCGACAAAACATGCAGCATTTGGTAAGACTCCTAGACATGCAACAACACACGAAGAAGTAGATAAACATTTTGGCCACTCTTCAGGTCTTGCAGAAAAAATGCACGCAGCCTTGGAACATCTACCCAAAATTGCACCAAAAAAAGGTGTATTTCAAGGTGACTTTATGCATGATTCAAGTGAAAGAAAAGAAGATAAAAACGAAACATCATTTAAGCCAAACACAATTAGATATCGTATAGGCAAGAATACACCAGAAGGAAAAAAAGCAGTAAGATCAAAAATTGGTTTTGCTACACATACTGAAATTCATGGAAATCCAGACAAGGTAGAAACTCTACAAGCTTCTCCCCTAAGAGATACATCAAGATTCAAGCAACATCCAGATGTACATCATATCTCCGCACAAACTAGTCTTGGCTCTGGTAAACATCTTTCAAATCAAGAAAGCAAGCAAGTAGAGCATCATATAAAACAAGCTGAAGCACTTCACAACGATTTGCATCCAGTTCATCATGATATCATCAATCGTCATGCTGAACATATTTCAACTTATATCAATCAGACAGTAAGAACTGGCGAAAGGCCAACAACTCAAGGTCTACGCAAGCATATACAAAATCGTATGCAAAAAGAAGTAGACAAAATGAAGACTGGAAAAGGCAAAGCAGCAAAGACAGAAAGATTGAATTCTGCACTTGCACATCATGATGAACACGAACAACACTTTGGTAAAGCACTAGAAATTCATCATCACATTCAACAAGCAAAGAATATTCTTGTTTCTGGTTTAAATAAAGCCACAAAAACATCAAATCCGATGAAGCAATCAATTGACGATAAGGAAGCTGATCCTGAAGGACACGTCGTTCAACACAAGGGCCAGATAGTCAAGATGGTAAATCGTCAGCAATTTTCAAGAGCAAACTTTGCTAAGAAAGGATAATTGTGTATCAATATAAATGTAAAATTAATAAAGTTCTTGATGGCGATACAGTTGACATTGATTTGGATTTAGGATTTAATATTGTGTTGGCAAATCAGCGTGTTCGTATGGCTGGAGTTGATACGCCGGAATCTAGAACTTCAAACAAAGAAGAAAAACCACGAGGTCTTTTATCTAAAAAGAAACTAGCAGAGAAATTACCTGTTGGTTCATGGCATATTATTGAGACACAAAAATCGGATAACAATGATGACAAGTTTGGTAGAATTCTTGGTGTGTTCATTCTTGAGGATGGAACAAAAGTAAATGATTGGTTAATTCAAAACAATTATGCTGTTCCATATAGGGGAGAAAACAAAGAATTGACACAGGTTGAACATCAAGCAAATAAGAAAATACTAATGGAGCGTGGTGAACTATAAGATAATCCCACAATCTATAGGGTTTTATTTAACTTCTCAAATTGGAAAAAGTGAAGTAAACTAAATACTCTCGTCACCGCTAATTATGGGAGTATACCATGGAAGCAGAATTCTTCAAGCTGGTGGCGGAAGTTGGATTTCCAATTGCATCTTCAATAGCAGGCGGATACTTTGTTTTTCTTACGCTAAAGTTTATTCTGGCCGGCGTTCAAAGTTCAGTAAAAGGATTGAGTGGTATTATCATGGCTCTTGATAATCGCGTCAAGACGATGAATCACGACATCGTGAGAATTGATACTTTGATTTCAACAGCACTTCATGTTAGACCTGATACCGAAAGACTTGCAAGAGCTGACGGTAAAAACGACGCAAGAAAGGACTGAACATGGATCTCGTACAACTAATTAACAAATATGGATTTCCTATCGTTGCTGCTGGCGGTATGGGGTATTTGATCTTCTACGTTTGGAAATGGGCTACGGCAGAAATTAAACCTGTGTTATCTGAAGCAAACACAGTGCTGATTGCATTGATCGACCGCGTTAGAATGTTGGACAATGATTTGATTAGATTAAATCAAAAAATTAACATCGTTCTAATGATGAGGGAAACATATGCAAACAAAGACAAGAAGGATACTGAATAACCTTCTACTTTTTGTCACATTATTTACAACATCTATAGCATTATCACAAGTTCTACCTGGCGGTTATATTGGTACGGTTACAAATAATACACCGAATACCTGGCAGACCTATTCGTACTCGTTTACACCAAATAATGCAGGTTCAAATTATGTTGGATTTGCTTTTAGACAAGATCCCGCATTTTGGACTTTTGATAATGTCACTTTAACAGCCCCAGGATCTCAGACAAATCTTTTAACTAATGGCGAATTTACCTCTGGTGGTGCGATAAGCATAACAACAAACAATGGACCAGGATCAATTCAAGCACCTACAAATTGGGGTGTTTGGTATCAAAACGGAACATTTCCAGCTGCAGCTGGTTCATGGCAAAACATCGGCGGAACACACGGCGGTGTTTGGTACGATGGTGCAGTAGGAACCTTTGATGGTATCTATCAAGGTATTGAACTAACTGCGGGAACAACATATACACTATCATTTGAAGTATTGGGCAATCATACAAGCAATGGTGGATCAGTACAGCTTGGTGTTTATGCAGGTCCTTGTGCTGACACATCAATAGCAGTAGCATCATGTACAATACCAAGTAGTGCTGGATTTACAACACTTGCAACACCTGCACAAGGTGCGGCAGCAGGTAATCCAACACCAACAATTGTAAGCACAGCTGCAGGACCAAATACCGTAACTACATCTTCAAGTAGAGGCACTACAACAACTTCCACAACAAGTACAAGAGGAGTAACCACCTCTGTTCCTACTACAACATATACATCAACAAGACAAGAACCAACACTATCAGTAAATAGAAACATTAGAACAGTTTCTACTACTCCAATCACAACAGTAACAACACATACAACTCCAATTACAACAGTAACAAATACAACACCAACTACAATTCAGACATGGAGCAATGGCACAACAACAACAGTAAATGGCACAACAGTAACCACAACAAATGTTGTTAATGAAATTTTAACAGGAACAACAACAACAAATGAAGTAGTATCCACAACAAACGATAGAGTGTACACTACTCGTATTGATCAACTTACAAAACTTGATAAGATTAGCACATTGCAAAATGAAAACTCACTGTCTGATCCCATGTCAAGAAATAAAGTTGAGAATGATAAGATTACTAATAGAAGTGATCCTAACAAAAATTCACAAGTATATGTAACAGGATACTCTCTTCGTTCTGGAACAAAAGACACATATAGATATACAACTAGTGTTTTTGGTATTGGATATGAGGAAAAATATAATGACTCATTATTGTTTGGCGGTCAATTTAATTTTGGCATGACAGAAATGAGAGGAGAAGATTCTGGTGGAGAACTAAGAAAATATTCAATAGACTTTTTTGCACTAAAAACATATGAAGATTGGATTTTAAAAACAAATCTAGGTACAGCATATAACGAATTTGAGACACATCATTTTATGAGTGGTTTAAATTTAAGTAATATGGCTGAAACGTCAGGTCATGATGTTTGGTTTGTGAATAGAGTTTACACTCCAGATACATATGGATTTAGACCATTTGCTGGTGTCAAATTTGAATATGATTATAGAAAAAACATATTTGAAAGCGGGTCTTCATTAACGGCGGTCGATCATAATGCAAGAAAAGACTTTGCAACAACTGCTCATGGCGGTCTAAGATTTGAACAAGAAGTTATAAAAGATTTAACTACGGTTGTTGAGGGTTTATTGGAAACATCAAAAACAAAGACAATTTTTGGTGGATTTTCATATGCATTTGATCCTAGTGCATCAATAATGCTAAAATATGCAGTACAAGAGAAAGAGGGCGTGGTAAATAACATTATCGGAGCCCAGATGAGGATACTATTCTAATGAAAAAGATTTTAGGTTTGGCACTTGCTCTGGCACTTTTTAGTGCCGGAGCTAACGCTCAAAGCGAGTTAATGATACGCTCAAAGCCAGTATTATGCGGTGAAACCAATGTCATATTAGAAACTGTGAAAAGCGAAGACTACAAACTAATTGGAAAATCAACAATTGATGTGAATGAAGTGGCAGGATTTGTTTGGTTTCTATTAAGTGCTGAAGATTTATTGGTCATTGAAAATTTTAGAGGAATTAGTTGTATAGTAAGTGTTTCAAATAACTATGTTCCAATGAGTATAAAGAAGGAAAATGGCCTATAAAACTTCCGACATGGCTGTCGCATTATGGGGTGGAATATTAATGGGATTCACATTTGGAATAATTGTTGGCGTTGTTTTTCAATTATTCAAATGCTCATTTTGATGTAGCTCTATATACTCCATCCCAATCTGCTGGTGGTGGATTCTTAACATATTCCTCACAACGTTCCAGCATCATCTCATAATAATTCTTCATATTTCCGCCAAATGCGGTTCTTAGATTTGTACAAGACTTGATTGCTCTTGCAAAATTCTGTGTACGATAGTCATCAAGCATTTCATTATGAATTTCTCTAAATGGGATATAGTTTAGAAACTCCATTTCTTTTGATGTGCCAAGCACAGTATAAATGTTCACTCCTTGCTTCTTTCCTTTGACAGCAATTGTGTCTAGTTCAACGACAAAGTATTCATCTGCAATGTATTCGGCTGTTTTGGGTCCAACAACAATCTTTACTCCGTACGGTTTCGATTGTCCTTCAAGACGACTAGCAAGGTTGACAGCATCACCGAGGCAAGTATAATCGAAACGCTGATCGCTGCCCATATTTCCAACAACAACCACACCAGTATTAATACCAAGACCCATGCCGAAAGGAGGAACGCCTTCAGCTGAAATTTTTCTGTTAAATTCATCTAAATCTCCTAACATGCTTAGAGCTGTTTTTATTGCATTCTTGGCATGTTGCTTATCATCAAGAGGTGCATTCCAAAATGCCATCTGTGCATCACCTATGTATTTGTCAAGCGTGCCTTCATTCTCAAGAATCTTTGCTGTCATCGCAGTCATATAGCGATTCATAATTTGCGTTAGTCCTTGAACATTTTCTCCATAATGTTCGCTAATGCTTGTAAATCCACGAACATCGGTAAACATGATTGATAGTTCTTTACTATCACCACCAAGTTTTAGCAATTCAGGATTCTTTTGTAGTTTCTCAACAAGGGCTTTTGAAAGATATGATTGAAACTGTTTCTTGATTTGTTGCTTTAGTCTAAACTCTCTTGCAAAGTTATTGAAGACTAGCCAAGAGAATACTAAAGTAATTGCAAATAAAGGAAATGAATAATCAAACAGAATATTCATTTCATACATATAGAAGCAGAAACCAACGATTCCGACTGCCAAAACCATATAAAAAGGCATGGTTTGCCAAATCTTCAATCTTGGAACAAGAGTGATGAACAATAAACCTATCATAGTCAAAGTAAGCAATTCAATGAGATCTGCATAATCAAGCCGTGTAAGACTGTCACCATTTATCAATGTGGAAATCATTGCTGCTTGTACTTCAGCTATATTCTTTAGACCATATGGTGTTGGAACATTTGTAGCCAATCCTTCAGCAGATATTGTTAGTATCACAACACGATTTTCTATATCATCCATGCGATAGATTGAATGACGATCAAATTCTTTATTATACTTTATCCATACACGACCATTTGAATCCGTTTGAATTGTTTCAAATTGTGGAATGCGGACAGATTCAACACCATTGAATCCAACCTTCATTTGGTAACTTGGATCACCTGTTAATGCACGAATGACTTCCAAAGAAAGTGTTGGATATAGTTCTTTGTCTATTTGCACAACCATTGGCATGCGACGAACAACGCCATCAATTTCACCAGATGCGGCAAGAACACCAACACCAGCAGAATTATCTTCAAATATCTTTAGTGGACGAACAATACCTAAAAATCTTTGTAGCCAGCCATCTGATCGTTGACCCACAACTGCAATTCCGCGGGGTGAACCTTCAACTTTTGATGCTTTGTTTGATGGTGCCTGTGATATTACAACACCATCAAGAGCGTTTGCAAGATCTTGATCTTTTCCAAAACGATCTGGCTCTGAAAATATTATTGGCATGACAATCATTGCAGGATTAAATGATTTCATCATTTCAATAATCATTGCAACTTTATCGCGAGGCCATGGCCATTGACCTTGGTTTTCTATATCGTCGTCCGTAATTTCTATGATTGAGATTTGTTCGCTTGATGTTCTTTGCTTTGATACTTGATAATAATCAAATGTTTTTAGTCGTGCTGTTTCAACTAACCATCCATCTTGGAATCTTAATGCAATCAAACCAAGTAGAACAATAACGACGATTTTCCAAGATGTAAAGAAGTTCATTTTTGTATTATCCTTATTTTATTTGCATAAAGAGAATCAGAATCGTTTACACCAAATGATACGGTTCTATCTCCTTGTGTTATAGTCATATTGTAGTTTTTATCTTTCTCTATTTCCATTTGAACTGTATTTTCCACATTACGAACAAGTCTTACTTTTGTAGCGGTGAATATAGTATATATTTGAGTAGATTGATTGATTCCCGCAACTTTTCCTATGGAAGATACATCATACTCATTTAAAACATTTTGTAATAAGTCTACATCTAATAGATTAATGTCAAGATCACTAAATTGAAGATTATCTTTATCCAAATCTGTTTTATCAAGTTCTTTAAATTCAAGAAGATCTATTCTTAATGGATCATTCTTACTTTGTTCGTTATTTTCTTTTAATTTTTCTGGTTTTGATACAATTAATAAATTATTAATTTGGCTATCAAGAATATTAAGTATTGTTGGTTGTGTTGGTTTTCCCTCATTTGATGTGACGTAAGTAGACTGAAAAGCTTTGTTTAATATAACTTGACCAGCATCAGATTCAACTCGTATTTCACCAATTGTGCCATCACGATTGGGTAATAAAATGATTAAACTTTGTCCTATCTCATCTACGGTCATACTAAATGACGTGCCGCGAACACCAACAGTTGCAACTGGAGTTTGAATGTTTATATTTTCGTTGTTATTTTTTGCAATTGTTCCAGACGCATATCTAACAGTGCCAAGAGCAATTTTCATTGACATCTTACCTGTACCGCGATTTGGGTCATAAACATATTCATCTATTACAAGTTTACTATTTTCTGTAATTGCAACTTGTGTATTATCTTTAAATTTAATATTTGCTCTTGCACGAGATGTGCGAATTGTATCTAAAGACTCTATTTTAGATCCTAAAGATGCATCAACTGACGAGCCCGTTTTTTTATCTACTTGTGCAGGGCCCGTCAGTTGAATAAATTCACCAATTGGATTGGCTTTAGCTTCAGTCAGACTGAGTAATAGTAGTAGTAAGATTATTACCATTTGTTGTCACATTCATGGTCTTTTTTATGCTGCCGGATTGTGAATATGTAAAGGCTCCACTATTACCGGTATGTGTAATTGTTGCCGTATGTGGCACTACAGGTGCACCAGATTGACTAAAGCTGGTTGTATTTAAATCTCCGTTTACGTTCATTATCAATGAACCACCGGTTGAATTCATGAGTACTGTTGTTTGATTGCTATCGCCTGTTACGGTTGCATTAATTGTTACACTATTTTTCTTGATCGTAATATTAGTTGTATTGTTATCACCTATATTATAAAACTTGGCGTCTACTGATGCACATGCATCTGTATTACCAGCATTACAATTAAATTCCATGGTATTAGTATTACCTTCTTGCTTCAGGTCAACTAAATTTCCATTACCATTCAATTCAAAATTTAATGTATTCACTGCGCCATTTTGCATGATGGTGATGTCATTATTGTCGCCTGTTATTGTTGCAGGTGTCAATGATGAATTGATTTGATTCAATGCGCCATTTTGTTGAGTGATTGTTAATGTTAACGCATCTCCTGCTTGATCAATATAAATTTTATTATCCGTTGCATTGGCTACGTTGAATAACAAAACCATGAACAATGTTGCCCATAGTTTTTTCATTTGTTTCCTTCCTTTCTTTTCCAAAAACCTTTTCTTTCGCCTTCTTTGATGGTTTCTATTACGCTTTGTTCTATTGCTACTTTTACAGCATAATTTGTTGGCTCATTTACTGCAATTCCTGTTTCAAATTCAACTATTTTTGTTCCCATGTCAAGAAATTTTAATACGTCTACTGATGTTTTTACGCTTAATATTGTTTTTTGCACTGCCACTGTTGTCAATACTTCACCGGTTTGTACAGAGACTAAGCGAAGAAATACAGTAACAATATCTTGTCTATATTGTGTTGATGCACCAACACCAAGATATCTTGCACCAACACCACCAGAAGAAATATTTGTATCATAACTTATTACGCCACCTTCAGCTATTAATCCAGCAAATAATAGTGGGCGTAATTCTTTTGCTTTTTCTCCTTCAAAAGCCTCGCGTGCAGTACGAATTAATTGTCTTTCTTTAATTAGATTATCAAGACCTACACGTTCAACAACACGAAACCATTTACCTTTACCTACATTTTGCATGGCTTTAATCAACCATGCTTCTGCACCTTGTGTTATTGCTGTGCTTAGATGTGCAACATTTTCACTTGGTTTTCTTTGTCCAGTTTTATCCATATATGAGTAAACAGCGACAATTAATGGTTGTCCATCAATTTCTTCAATCATTTCAAACATGCTTTGTGCCTGTGAAGGCATTATTTCAGGTTGAGATGTTTGCATGGGGTAAGCACATCCAACAAGTAATAATAAAAGCATCAATGGTGCTTTATACATTAAAATTTAAACTCACCTATAGGAACTTCAACGGTTGTTGTGTTGCCATTGGATTGAACTATTGATAATGTAACAGCACTGGCTGTTTTTACAAAAGATATTGTATTACCCTCAATGACAACGGTTCCTGTGTTGCTTGCGTTTTCACCAAACATTGTGTCAACAAGTTGTTTGCTTAGTTGAGCGTATATTCTACCCTCAACATTCAATAGAAACTTGGATAGATTTGAGTTATCTATCTTTCTTTGCTCGGCTGCTTTTTTTGCTTCTTCTTCGGCTTTTAGTTTTTCGCGTCTTTGATATTCCATTGTCTCAATGGTTAAAACATGCGAAGAATATCCAATACCGCTAAAAGAAGGATTTTTGAAGCCAAATTGTAGGCTATCAGCCCAAATATTATTTGAAATCAACAAAAACATAACTAAGAAAGGTAATTTTCTCATGATATTGAGTCCTTTCTTACAAGTATTATTTAGATAAATATTACATACCACAACATATTGGTGCATGATGAAA